AAGAAGACAAACTTGCAAAGGCTGTTATTGCTTCACAAAAGAAAGTTGAAGAACACCAAAAAGAGATATTAGCGAAGCGTGTACAAATGACTTCCGACGCGTTTGGTGCTTTGTCAAGTTTGACAATGGCTTTCAATGCTAAAAGCGAAACGGCTGCACGAAATCAATTTAAGTTAAACAAAGCGTTCTCATTATCACAAGCAATAATAAACACTTATCAAGCGGTCAACGCTGCATTAACGGCAGGAGGTAACCCCGCTAAACTTGCAACAGGAGCGCAATTCGTTGAGGCTGGTATTGCATTAACAGCAGGTCTTGCAAACGTCATTAAGATTCAACAAACGCAATTCGGAGGAGCGAATAGTGCAGGTGGTGGAAGTAATTTGGGTGGAGTTGGTGGCGGTGGAGGAGGAACACAAGCACCTTCACCAGCCAACTTCGCGTTCTTGGGTAACCAACCCAACCAACAACCGCCACTACAAGCGTACGTCGTAAGCGGTCAAGTGAGTAGCAATTTAGAAGCACAACAACTAATCAACAACCAAGCGCGTCTTGGTGGCTAAAAAATAAAACAATGAACAAAAAAATTAAAGTAATTGAGTACGGCATAGACGACGAAGGAACACTTGGTGTTTATGCTATTAGCGTCGTAGAACAACCTGCAATAGGTGTTTCGTTTATTGCGTTAAGCGAACAACACAACGTGAAGTTCAAAGAAGATTTTAGAGGTCTTTTGTATGGCGCTTTGCTAATTCCCGACCAACTGATATACAGACGCAACGAAGACACAAACGAAGAATACTACGTTAAGTATTCGAAGGAAACGATTCGCGCTATCGCTTACAATTATTTGAAACAAGCGAACCAAAACAACGCAACGGTTGAACACGCGAAAGTTGTTGACGGAGTGTCTTTGGTTGAGACGTGGATCATTGAAGGCGAGAACGACAAGAGTAAGAACTTCGGGTTTTCACTTCCAGAAGGGACGTGGTTCGGATGTATGAAAGTGGAGAACGAAGAAGTGAAACAACAGATTCAAAACAAAGAGGTGTTAGGTTTCTCGATTGAAGGTAACTTTATTGCAGAGAAAGAAATGTATATGCACTCACACGAAGAGTTCGCTGCCATTCTTGAAGAGTTAAACGAACTTTTGAAGTTAGCCACTCAAGAAGAAATTGACGCACGTTATATTGACTATATGAACGCTGTTAATATGACTTATTCAGAACTTAAAGCGTGGAGCGAAACGGAATGTTCAACACTTGCATCACTTGACCGCTCACCTATCGAAAGAAATCTTGAACTTCTTTCAACCAACAAAGACGAATGGACGAATATGCACTACGAATATGCAGGAAAGACAATTGCCTTCATCAATCGAATGAGAGAAAATACAGCAGGTGATTTGCTAACCGATAGCAACGGAAATGATTGTGGAAGTAAGCGCACTATTTCACTCAAGAACTGGGCATACGATCCAAACAAATAATATGAACATCGAAGCAGGGGGGTTCTTAAAGGTCGAATTGTTCAACGACGACGCAAACCTGTTTCTTTTAGCACTCACCAAGATTACAAAAGAAAAGGGCGCAATGGGGTTTAAGACGTACGGATTGAGCGAAGACGAAATGAAAGTACTAAACGCTATTCTTGACAATTTAGGTTAAAAAAAAACGAGGGGTAATCACTCCCCTCGCCAAACCTAAAATCAAAAAGAATCTATGAAAAGAATCAATTATGAAACAAATATACCTTCTTTTCTATTTAGGAACTAAATTATTAATAAACACATTTATGAACTTACGAGAAAAAGTAAACGCTCTTTTCGCAAAGCACAATGTTAGCCTTTCTGCTGAAGAAGTAGTGGAGGTGAAGCAAATGGTTGAAGCGATTCTTGAGGACGGTACAAGCATCTACACAGATAGCGACGCGTGGGCTGCAGGTGTTCGTGTATTCACAAAGGACGCAGAAGGCAACGAGGTTGCTGTTATGGACGGTGAGTACAAGACCGCTGAATCAGTTATCGTTGTTGTTGCTGACGGTGTTGTAACCGAAATCAAACCAATGGAAGAAGAAAAGCCAGAGGTTGAAGTTGTAATCGAAGAAGAACAAGCGACTGAAGTAGTTGCTGAAGAAACATTCAACGCTGAAGTTGAAGGTCTTTTGTCTTTGGTTGCTAAACTTGAAAGCGAACTTTCTGAATTAAAGAAAGCAAACGCAGAACTTTCATCAAACGTTGAGAAATTGAGCGCACAACCTGCTGCTCCTTCAATCAAAGAAGTAAAACAAAACAAACAATCAGCGCCTTCAAAGCCTTACAACAGAATGTCGGCTGAAGAGCGTATCTTATTTCACTTAAACAAATAAAAAAACAAACAATAAAAAATGGCTACTACCACTTCATTAACTACAACCTTCGCAGGTCGTGAAGCAGCAGGATATATCCGCGCTGCGTTCTTGAGTAACGAGTCTCTTGCAGCAGTTACTTTCAAAGAAAACATCGAGTACAAACAAGTTGTTCGCAAATTAGTTGACAACATCACTTTCGCTAACGCGACTTGTGACTTTACTCCAACAGGAACAGTTACTTTAACTGAAAGAATCCTTACTCTTGAGAAATTCCAAATCCACAGACAACTTTGTAAGAAAGATTTCTTGGCTGACTGGGAAGCTAAATCAGAGCAAGACGGAAATCTTCACGCTTCATTGACTGACGCAATCATTGCTAACGTTTTAGCAGGAATGGCTGCAAACAACGAGCGTTTGATTTGGCAGGGTGTTAACGCAACAGCAGGTGAGTACGCAGGTTTCGAGACTTTGTTCTTGGCTGACGCTTCTGTTCTTGACGTTGCAGGTGCAACTACTATCGATAGCACAAATGTTATCGACGAAATGGCTAAACTTGTATTGACTTTACCAACACGCGTTCGTCGTGCTACTGAAAAGCCTGTTATCGCAGTTTCTTCAAACGTTGCTGAAGCATTCAGAACTGCAATTCTTGGTCTTGGTGGTGGAAGCTACCTTTATCAAGGTGAGACTGTGAAGATGACTTGGCAGGGACAATACGACATCATTGAGTGTCCTGGAATGTCTGACGACACAATGGCTTTCTATCAGAAGTCAAACCTTTGGTTCGGAACAAACCTTCTTGACCAATGGAACAGCGTAGCGGTATTGGATATGTACGACAAAGATTTGTCTGACAACGTACGTTTCGCAGCTTCTTTCTTCGCAGGTGTTCAATACGGATTCGGTGACGAAATCGCGTTTTACCAACCAGCATAATCTCAACCATTCTAACCCTTGCACGAATAGAGGCGGTGGCATAAAAACCACCCCTCTTTTGTGCTAATAAAAAATTAATAATATGGCTTGTGAATTAAGTACAGGATTTACACTCGATTGCAAAGACGGCATCGGTGGTATCAAAAAAATTGTTCTTTGCGACACAGTTACTTCGTTGACTTTGGACGCAAACGAAATCGTTACTACAATCGTAGGTCCAGTTGCAGGTGATTTGTACACTTACGAATTACCAACGCAAACAGGATCATTCGAAGAAACAATCAACTTCAACCGCGACAACGGAACAGTATTCTATACTCAAACCGTTAACGTAATGTTGCAGAAACTTTCTTACGCAAAGCGTTTAGAATTACAAGCGGTTGCACAGGCTCGCGTTATTGTATTCGTTCAAGATTCAAACGACAATTGGTGGGCTGTTGGTTACGAGTACGGAGCAGACCTTTCTACTTCTACTGCGGCAACTGGAGCAACTTTGGGTGACGCCAATGGATATACTTTGGCATTCGTTCACGAAACTCCGAAAAGAGCGTATAAATTGAGCGGTGCGCCTTTGTCAATCCTTGACTAAGAATAAAAAAACTTTTACACATAGAGGGGCAACGCGTCCCTCTGTGCTGTAAATTTATCATAACAAATAAAAAGATAGAATGGTTTATTTGAACACAAATACAGCGAATCAAGACGCGTGGCTTTCACTTGATGAAGGTCGTCAGTATTTCAATGTTGCGTTTACGAACTATCTTTTAATCCTTACTTACGAAATGACAGGCGAACAACTCGCTCAAGTCGTTACCGTAATCACAGAAAACGAACGTGTTACTAAAATACGTTTAACAACAGTTGGATTGACTGACGCTGGAAAGTACAAATACGACGTGTACGGACAAAACAGCGCGGTGAATTTAGACCCAACAGATGCTTCCGTAGTTGGTCTTGTTGAACGTGGTTCAATGATACTATCAAACGGAACAATTTACTTTGACGTTTCAACACCGACAATTCCTGTCGATGTAATATATACAGGCGCATAAAATGAGCAACATTCAACAAATAGCGTTAAGCCGATACATACCAACAGAGGCAATCGAAAAAGAGAACCGCAGCGGTTGGATTGATTACGGAGATAACAACCTTTACCCTCAATACTTAATCAACCTTTACTACAACTCACCAATTCACAACGCGTTGACAAACTCGATTGCGTTTATGATTGAGGGACAAGGTACAGGAACGATTCTCGACAATGCTTTACAAGGCATTTCTTTCGACTTAAAATTGCAGGGTGCGTTTGTTGCAGAGGTTATTTGGTCGATGGACTTTACACGCGTGGTAAAGATTAACCACTTGCCTTTTGAGAATTGTCGTTTAGCTTACGACAAAGAAGAAGAAGAAATAACAGGTGTTTGGTATTCTCGCGACTGGAAGAACTCACGTTCGAAGAAAGGAAAGCCCGAGTTCATCCCTGCGTTCAATCCTTCACAAGCGCAAGAACAACCGCGTCAAGTGATTTACGCTCACGGAATGATGGCAGGAAGTTCGTACTATCCGAAACCCGATTACTTCGGAGCGTTGAATTACATTGAACTTTCGCATCAAATGGGAATGTACCACGTTAACAATATCTTGAACGGATTATTCCCTTCCTTCATTATTAATTTCTTAAATGGTATTCCGCAAAAAGAAGAACGTGAAGCTATTCGTCGCGAGTGGGAAGAAAGATTGAGCGGTGCAAGTAACGCAGGAAAGTTCTTAATGACGTTCAACGAAGATCCTACACGCGTTCCCGACATTAAAGATTTTCCTCTCTCAGACGCTGACAAACAATATCAGTTTTTAAGCGAAGAAACATCGAAGCAAATTATGGTTGGACACCGCGTTGTTTCACCTCTTATTCACGGAATTAGAGACACAACAGGCTTCGGTTCGAACAAGGACGAAATGTTGGTTGGGTTAGAGATATTCAACAACCAAGTAATCAAGCCTTACCAACGAATAATTGAAGATGTCTTCACACCGATTTTAGGCGACGTTGAAATAAAAATGAATAGCGTGTTCGACGAAGAACAAGTTATTGATGTAACACCAACGGAAACAACTACAACAACAATAGAAACACCAACAGACCCTAACGCGGTAGCTGAAAAAGTAAGCGACGTAACGTACAACGGAGCGCAGATTGCGAGTGCGTTAGAGATTGTTGCAGCGGTTGGATTAGGAACGTTGACACAAGAACAAGCAATTGTATTCTTGGTTCAATTTCTTGGTCTTGATGTGGACGTAGCGAAGTCGATGTTTCAAACAGGCGGTGACGCGGTGGCTAAATTGTCCGCTCAAAAAAAAAAAGTTGTAGCGAAGAAGGACAAACCTGCGGCTGTTAAGATAAGCAAAGAACAAGGCGACGCGTGGTTGGCTCACTTACGCGAAAAGGCGGAATACATCAACGAAGAAGAGTGGCAGTTGCTTTCAGATGAAGAAGTAACTAACCCAGACGACGAAGAAAAGTTTCGCTCTGAATTTATGAGCGTTCGTGGTTATTCCAACCCCGACCAAAAAGACGAAAAAGATACAGGACTTTACAAGGTTCGTTACTACTACTCAAAGAACTTCACATACAAAGACGGAGAAATTGTTACACGAGATTTCTGTCAAGAAATGGTTGCGCTTTCTAAAATGGGTGCGCTATTTCGTTACGAAGATATTATTGAAATGGGTGACGCAGGAGTGAACGGAGAGTTTGCACCTCAAGGTAGCTCAAATTATTCCATTTGGAGGTGGAAAGGGGGGGTCTATTGCCGCCACGCTTTCTTCAGAAAGGTATTTATGCGTAAAAGACAAGGCGGAAAGTTCCTTCCAAACGACGGATTGAAGAACGACAAAGTTGTAACAGGCGCAATTGCAAACGAACTATTTCCAAAAGGCGAAGAATCAATTCGTCCTAACGACACACCTTCACGCGGTTCATTAAAATACTCATAAAAAAAAACACAATGGCACTACAACCCGAAGTTCTTTTAATAGACGAAAATTACATAAAGAAATATAGTTGGATTAACGGAAGCGTTGACCCTCTTTTGATGTATCCTGCTATCTATTTAGCGCAAGACGAATACGCACAGTTGTATTTAGGTACTGACTTGTACAACAAGATTAAAGAAGACGTTGTAAACGACGACATTACAGGCGCATACGAGGAGTTATTAGACACTTACTTGCGTCGAATGATTATGTGGTGGTCGTTGTACGAGATGCTTCCTCATTTGTACGTTAAAACGGACAACGGAAGTTTAGTAATTCGCACAAGCGAAGACACTACACCTATCACACAAACCGACTTGCAGAATTACCGCGATCAATCGCGTAGCAAAGCAATGTTCTACACTCAAAGAATGGTTGACTATTTGTGTTTCAATCAGTCAGACTTTCCAGAGTACACGACGAACGACACTCAACAGATATGGTCGCAAACAAATGTCTATCCGTCGAACGCTTTTGAGATTAGCGACGGACGCGACAGACGTTCTTATACATACAAAAGACAAGGTCTTGGTTGGATTAGATAACTAAAACAAAACAAATGGCGAAAGCAGGGCGCAAAAAGGATATGGTAAAGCAGAAGGTTTACGAAGAAAAATTCCGTAAGTACCTTTTGAAAAAAGAGAAACAAATTAAACGCTTAGTAAATGAAAGTTAACGCGGATGGATACGCGCTATTGAAGCGTTTCGAAGGTTGTCGATTGAAGGCTTATCTCTGCCCGGCTAACGTGTGGACTATTGGCTATGGAAATACGTTTTACGAAGACGGCACGAAGGTTAAGCAAGGTGACGTAATAACACAAGCGAGAGCGGAACAATTAGCGAAAAATGTTGTCGACAAATTCGCTGTTTCTGTTCGTGCCTTGATAACGCAAACGCTCAACGAAAACCAATTTAGCGCGTGTGTTTCACTTGCTTACAATATCGGTGTGGGTGGTTTCAAGAAGTCGTCCGTATTAAGAAAATTAAATGTGAACCCTAACGACCCAACCATTGCTGATTCTTTCCGTATGTGGAATAAGGGCGGTGGTGTTGTGCTTAAAGGTTTAGTAAATAGACGCGAAGCAGAAATACAACTTTACTTCAAATGAACACAGAAAAAGAGATAGCATTGATACACGAAGAATTGCAGGAGTTGAACAAGAAAATTGACCGTATTTACAACGTGTTAATTGGTGACAATGAGATGAAGATTGAAGGTCTTGTTAGCAAGGTTCAGAAGCACGACAAGTACATAAACAACCAACGATTGCAGGTCGCTCGTTTAGGTGGTATTGCAACCGCTGCTGGTGTCGTTGGTGGCTTAATCGTTCAATTCATTTTGAAGTTTTTATGAAGGATAAGTTGAAAGCGTGGTTGAATGAATTAGTCACGTCTTCAACCAAAGTAAGTTCAAAGCGAATTGTTGCTATATTTGTTACAATTAACTTAATCGTTTTGAGTTACATTGCGACATTCACATATTACATCTGTCCGATTGCGATGTTCGACACACTCGCATTGCTTACAGGTGGTCTATTTGGAGGAACGGTAATTGAACGATTTACAAAACAAAAGAATGGCGAAACAAACGGAAGCGAGAAAAATAGCAGCGGAGATTTGCAGTAAGTTTCCCGAAGCACCGACGCACTCTTTAGCGACTAAATTATTCAATGAATATCCAGAAGCGTTTTTAACGCAAGAACACGCGCGTAATTACGTTCGTCGAGTTCGAGGTAAGCACGGAGAGAAAAGTCGAAAACACAACACACAGAAAGAATTAATGGATATTAAACAAAGACCTTCTAATCCTTACGCATTACCAAAGTCTTACGCGAAGAAACGCAAACACGTTGAATTGAAAGGGACAAAGTTCTTGATTCTTTCAGACATTCACATTCCTTACCAAGATAACGAAGCATTGAGCGTTGCAATTAACGAAGGTATTCGTCAAGGTTGTGATGCTGTAATTTTGAATGGTGACGCTCTCGATTGTCATATGATTTCAGACTTCGTTAAGGATCCACGCAAGAGAAAATTCAAAGATGAACTTTATGCGATGCGTCAGTTTGTAGATACGTTAAGAGGTCAGTTTCCAAATGCTCACATTTATTATAAAGAAGGCAACCACGAAGAAAGATACTGGAGATATATGCGAATTAAAGCGCCCGAACTATTCGACATTGACGCTTTCGACTTTGCTTCTTTGTGTCATTTAGATAAGCACAATATCACTTGGATTGACGGAAAGAGCAAACTGAATATCGGCAAACTTTCTATCTTTCACGGACACGAGTTCGGAAAACAATTCCTTCCTTCAGTAAACGTTGCGCGTGGGTTGTTCTTGAAGACGAAAGTTTCTTCTTTGTGTGGACATCACCATCAAACAGCGGAACACAACGAGCGCGACGCTAACGGAAAGTTTATTACTTGTTGGGGTGTCGGTTGCTTATCTGAATTATCTCCAGACTACAACCCTTATTCGAAGTACAATCACGGCTTCGCTATCGTTGAGAAGGGAAACAATGGACATTTCAGCGTTAAGAATTTAAGAATACACGAAGGTCAGATACTATGAGAAAAAATATACTCGCAATTATCTTATTGCTTATTGGTACGACAGCTATTTGGACAGTTGTTTGCTACCATTGGTTTGGATGTACGGATAAAAAAAACGTACAAGAAAACGTACAAAAGCAAGATAGCATCATTAACTATAACGCTGGTGAGTACGACAGGTTGCTTCAACAACAAATAGAACTTTATAAACAACTTCGAACTTATGAAGACGCTCAATCTAAAGCCAAAACCACCTATCAAAGAACTCGTGATTCTATTATTGTTCGAGATACTATTACTATTGTTGATGTTGTCCGTTTGGTGAACTCCTGTGACAGCGTTATTACTTCCGATTCGCTTATAATAGCTACTTATGAACAGCAAATGGAAGTGCAGGAAGAAAAGATAAACAACCTACAAGAAGTTATAAGTGCCCACGAAGAAAAGGAACAGATATTGAGCGAAGAAATTAACAGCCTAACGTCGGATAAAAAGAAATTGGAGAAACAAAAAAAGCGCAGGAATAGCGCTTTAATCGTTACGTCGTCCGTCGCTATTTTGTCGACGTTTGTTCTTTCAATTTTATTTTAGATTCCTCGACGTAGAACTTCAAAGAGAACTTTATTGCCTCACTTAAAAAAGTATTACGGCTGTTCTCACCTCTCTTTTCGTCAATCTCATTCCACAGGTCTTTGTGTAGATACACGCAGATTCCTTTTTTACTTTTGCTCTCTGGCATAATTATAAATCTAATAAAAAGTTTAACAAACCTCTAAACGTCCATTCGGTCATAACTCCATTTTCATAAGTTGAAGTTATTCTTTCGTCAAAAATTGGAAGTCTTTTTTTGTCTTTCAAATAATTGTGCAATATATCAGTCGCCAATTCTTTTGTCATCTTCTTCAATTTTTAGTTTCTTCAAATACAACGCAAGGTCTAACGCTTCCTCATACGCGTGTTGTAGCCATTGTGAGCGCGTTAAATCTGTTCGGTCTAACGTTGTTCCGTAAGTGTCTAAACCTTTCAATTCTCGCGCTTCTAATTCAGCGACAACCTGCGCGAGTAAATTACTTTTCTGCATCGTTTCTCGTCATCATCGTTCCAATCATTAAAGCGAGATAGACCTTCTCTTTCGCGTTCATATCCTTGCGCTGAGAAAGTTCAAGCAGAATATCGCCTACTGGCTTTGCTTGTTGGAAATAAGTCGCTATTGAATTAACAATTTCGCGCTCTCTGTCGTAAGTCATTTTCAATGACTCGTATAGTGGTGTTTGTTTCATTCGCTAAATATATGCTAAATTATTTACCCGACAACATACTGACCATAAGAAGGATTAAGTTCGAAATACATTCGCATCATAATCGCGTCGGCAACGTCGGGACTTATTCCTTCGCGGTTCTTAATTACGTCCTTCGGTGTGACCATTAACTTTCCTTCCACGTCTGCTCGGTGTCGCTTAATCATTTCTAACTCCTTCACTATTTGTTCCTTCTTTCCATTCACAAGAATTGTTATCTTGTTTTCCTCAACGTATTGCGCGAGTTTGTAGTAACACTCGCTCTTTAAGTTTTGGTATTGCGGTTGTTTGGGTTTAGATCCATTGACGAACCCTCGACACTTAAGAAAATCAACCGTTCCCGCGCCGATGCCGTCCTCATCACAGACGACATCCTGTAACAAAATGCTATGTTCTTTTGTTACGAGGCGAATCTTGTTTACTACTTCATCTAATGACGCTCTATTCATCTCGATTAAGTCAATAAGTGTTAACCCATTCCACACGCAAATGATTGTTCTATCCTTTCCAAATCGCGCTATATCGGCTGTGATACATTTCTTTCCTTCGAGTAATTCATTGCGGAACATACGAAGCAGATTATCGGTTGAAAATAGTTTGTCGCTGTCGTCGTCGAACTCCCAGTTTCCTTCTAAAAGTCTTTTGCGGTCGTACTCTGGAAGCTTCTGCAAGTTCTCAAGATAAGTCTGCGAGATATATGGGTTATCCGTTGGTAGTGCTTGTACAAAGGCGCGGTCACTTCTTAATTGTCCTTTTAAGTTAGCAAAATAAAAGTCGTTATACAACCAACCCTTTGAAGGGTTACAGGTCATTAATCCCTTCGGTCTATCGTTAATCAATTTATAACGTACACGGCTTTGCAAGATGTCAATACAACGCTTCGAAACTTCGGCTACCTCGTCAACGAAGTAGTCTGTGATTTCAATCGACCCAAATCTCTGAAAGTCGGGGTCTGACGGCATATCAGCCAAGTCCATAAGTATCGTTTGGCTTCCGTTGTACCACTTAATAACGTGGTCTTGTCCATTGTATGTATAGTGAACGTTTGGTTTTAGTCCGTGAAGCGTACAAAGTTCGAAGAAAGTTTGCATTGTAGACAAGCGCAACTTCTTCAATTCAGCACGACCGATTAAACCCTTCGTACCGGGATACTTCAACCTTCTTTTTATCTGCCAGTCGCAACCAAGAAAAGACTTTCCGCTGAATACACCACCGCCATACAGCACCTGCGAAATAGGACTTTCGTACGATAGAAGTTCTAACGCGTGTTTTTGTTTGTCGTGGTAAATTATTTCGGGCATTAAAATAAACTTAATTGAGGTTTGCTAACTGTTTCTTTTTGCGGAATAGGAATCTCACCCATTGCCATAAGAACACCGTCAAATTGATTATTGTAGTTAGCCGACATCAACGCTTTCTTCAGTTCATATTTAGCCAATGCAACCGCTTCTTCTTTTGTTGCTGTTACATCTTCTTCGTCCCAACTTATAGGTCTGCAAATACTTATAATTGATCCTTCTACTTCGTACGTTCTGGCATATCCATGTTTGTTCTTTGCTACCTCGTAATGCGCTAAAATTCCGTCGGATTTATAGTACATCGTATCTCCATTGACACATATACCATTTTCATCGTAAATGTATTTGCTCATTGCTTACTCAAATAAAGTTTATACAACTGTCTCATTCCTTCGAAGTGTAATGATTCTTTCAATAGCTGTCTTTTGCGGTCGCTCATTCGCTCAACCATTCCTTTGCTCAACTGTTGTTCTTGAAAGACAACAAAACGCGCCTTCGCTTTACAAGTTTTATATTCGTCATCCGTAAATGTCGTCGCGTCGATGTACTTCGCTTCTTCCAACCACCGCATCATTGACACACCGCGAAGTTCTAACGTTATCAATTTTCCTTCCTTATAACTTTCAATATCTTCTTTGAGCATCTTTCTCCAGCTGTCATCGTTTACTGCCATTTCATTTTCTTTTATTTCTTTCGCTTTCTGCTCTATCGCTTCTGCTATTTCTCTTTGTATTTGTAAATTGATTTTGTCCCTGTGCGGTTTGTAGTGAGTAAGTACGTCGCCAATGAACGACACACTCAACGCTCCGAAGTGTTCGCATTTCTTTGACAGTTCATTCGCTGCATTCATCTCAAACGCAAGGTTGAAGTGTTCGAACGTAACCCAACGAAAGTGCTTAACAATGAACTCGTGTAACATTTGCAACAGTTGTGCTTCTGGTAATGCTATGCCGTACATCGCGCAAACCTTTGAGCATAACTTTACGAACGTCGGTAGGTCGTAGTCTGCTACAAACGCGCTTTCGCGTTCGGCACGATCAATCCTTTGTGTAGTTGTGAGCGTCGTTGTAGATGCGTTGCGCAGCGTCTGAATCGAATTTTCCATTCTTAATTTTAGTTTGATTTTGTTGGTTTGTTTTTGAATTGTCAAAGGTACTCAAGTCCCACTTGCGAACCGCCGCTTTCCAATCTTTCATTGCATTGCGTCCCACCTTCCAACCATTCGCCTCGTAGTGTGCGTGGAATTTCTCGGTGAATTTAAGCGCGTCTTCGTTGCTCAAGCGTTCGCAAGCGTAGTCGTATATTTCAACGATTGTTGGCTTCTGAAATGCTTTCTTCTTTTCGGCAGGAATAAGCGAAGGACTTGTTGCCCTTTCGGACAACTTCTGAAGTATTTCGTTTATCTTTTGCTCATTCTCTTGCATTGCTGCTTCCAGTTGAATGATTCGTTGTTTGAGTTGTAATATCAGCATCTTATTATTTTTTAGTTATTCAAAACCTATACTTTTTAAGTATTCCGCATCTTCATCTTCTGCATAAGTTTCATTGTAGTATTTTTCAAAACTTCCTTCATCGTTCATTCTATCTGCAGAACCTTTCAAATAAGCACTTTCTAATTGTTGCTTAAACATCTCATTTGCTTCTTCAAATAATTTTTCTATATCAGGACTCCAATCTACTTCAAAAGCTAAATCAAAATATAATTGATCTACAACACTTGCTTGTTTCTTTTCCATAATTTTTAGTTTTTAGTTTGTTTTACAATTTCAATTAACTTGGTAAGACAAGCAAGTTCTGCTTCTTCGTATGTTTTATAGATATAATGTGATTCAAATATAAAATTTCCATTGAACCACACATCATAGAAGTAATCACCATCTACTTGAGAAACATCGTTTATCATATTAAACCTATATCCTTTCTCTCTAAACCATCTGAATGCCTGGGAGAATGTAGGGGCAAAAACCATAATATTTGATTCATATCTTTTTGGTTCATCAAAATAACCAAAAGTGTATTCTTTTGGGTAACCATCAAAAATACGGTAGTACGCAAAACAAGGCTCGTTAAATCCAAGCACTTTGAGTTTAACCGCCAACTCGTAAGGTACAAATTCTTTTTCCATAATTTTTAGTTTTTAGTTTGTTTTTTCCATTTAGGCATTTCATACCAAACTTGTTCTGGTATAGGTGATTCAACGTGATCTATGTAAATTTTTACTTTACCTAAGTATTTAGGACTATCTATATGACTAACAACATCTACACACTGCTTGGATTTATCAAGTGGATTAATAGCACCACCGTATAAATTCCCATAGCTGTCTTTGAAAACGCTCATATACATAGGCTCAATCTTGACTTGCTTACCAAATAATAACCTCTTTAAAAAATCTTTCATAATTTTTAGTTTGTAATTGATTCTATTTCTTCTTTAACTTCTATCCAGTAATCTCTTTGCATGTCCCATCTTTCAAAGTCGTAGTCGTAACCCGAGTTGCAGATGTTAGATTCGTACTCGTTTATCAATTCTTCGACTGCTATCAAGGCACATTGTTTAATCTGACTTTTGTGCATTGACACAGGAAGTCCGTTACCCTTGAGGTAGTGAATAACATTCATCTTCTCTAATAACTCCTCTGCTTTTTCTTTTGGTGTCATAATTTTTAGTTTTTAGTTAAATAAACATAAGTAACAATCACAAGTGCAATTAGTGATATTACCGTTGAAAGTTGAGGGTAAACAATCATCAATGATGATAAGAATAGTATTGCAATTGCAAATGCTACTGATAATAAAAACGCTTTAATTTTGTTCATAATTTTTAGTTTTAGTTAATCCCAACCTTCACCTTTCGCGTCGTCGTCTGCGCTGTCCCACTCGTGACAGTCAGAACAAAGATTTATTTCACCTTCTGAATCGATTAGTTCATAAGCAGAGTCCCAGTCTTCAAGTTGTTGGTCTTGAAGGACAAAGTCAACGCGTTCACCTAAAAGTTCTTTATCGCAGTTGGGACAGAATGTTAAGTCGCTTTTCATAGTGTTTGATTTATTTGATTTTAGATTTCTTTTTTAAGGCTAATTCTTTCTTGTATTCAATGTGTTCGACAAACTTACTAAAAAATATTGAAGGTTTAGCATAACCAATCTCATTTAATAGATAACAAATGCGTTCAACGTTGGCGCGATATTGTCTATCCCACTCAACCTGCGCTGATGCTTGATTGATTCCGTGCAGGATTGTAGCGTGGTCGCGCTTGTATCTGTCGCCTACGTTCTTCAATGAAAGCAAATAACAAGGTCTTACAAGGAAGAAAATGATTTGTCTTGCTGTTACTATCTCGCGCTTCCTTGTAGTCGAATATAAAGCCTGTGAAGGTACTCCAAGAACGGAACAGGTTACGTCTTCCAAGGCGCTCCAGAACATTTCTCTTTCATTTTCCATTTCTTGTTGTTGTTTAATTTGATCCGCTGTCAATCGTTCGTACTTTGGGATTATCATCGTCCACAATAATTCGAATCTTTCCATATGTCTAAGAGGAATCATCTCCGCTACTTCCTGTCTAATTTGCTCGTTAGTCATTTTCTTCGTTTATTAATTTGGTTGGTGTGAATGTGCTGAATACTTCTTCGCGTGAAAGTCCTGTGTGTAAGCAAATGTTGTTGAAGTCTTTGATTCTCATTCTTTCGGGGTGTGCAACGTAAAGACGTGCTGTCGGGTCGCTGATTCGTAACGCTGTCTTGAAGTTGTTCAAAGTCTTGAAGTTGGACTTCACAAGGCGACCGAATGGTGTTGAATAGATTTGTTTGTTCATTTCTTTAATAGTGGTTTAATGAGTTGCGCTTTCTTATTATTGTCAGCGTAATTCGTTCCGCGTAGTTCTGGATTACGTTCCTTAACAAGTCGCGCGATGCGTGTGATGTTGTCCGCGCTTGTTAAGTCACCACGTCCGTAATTTTCCACAAAGAATGAAGGTTCAAGTTTTTTTTCTTTTGCTTCCTTCTTCCAGATAGCAAGACAAAGTTTTCTGTTTTCATTTCTCAGCGAACTGTTGTTTGTCAGCATTTGAGTGATTCGCTTTTCAAGTGAAATAAGTTTCTTCATTGTATTGATTTTTGATTATTAAATTGCTGAGGTAAAGTCATTGGATCAATATCACCCTTTCCCATTGATACTGCTACCTTGTAGATTAAATTAGATGAATGAATAATTTCTCTTGAAATACTTGAAATACCTTTAACTCTTTTCAATTCGTTATCCAGTTGCTCTGAGTTTAACTCTTCGTCGTTTAATCTTTCTAATGCCATAAATAAATGGTCATTTAAATCACTTAATTTGTTTCGTGCCATTTTTCAGTTGTTTTAATTTTCGGTTTATTTTTACTTGTAATCTTCTTGCTTCAATGACTTCAGGGTTTTTACTTACAAATTCCTTTGAAATTTCGCTCGCATCTAAAAGTTTTGTTATGTATGAATTAGTCAAATTTGCTCTAATTCTCTTTTGATATTCAACACATATTTTATTACGTTTTTCTTGGTTGTTTATTTGCCATTTGTTTGCT